ACGGTGGGGATCAAGACTTCGCATCGGGTTTACGGTGGATGCATAGGCCTTCCTCCACGAACTGTGCGGCGGTCATCCGGCGGGATTTCAGAAACGCGCGCAACTCGTCTCGCAATTCCGGGGGGAGGCGCAAGCTTACAGTGACCGACGGCGCACTGCCTTTGCATTTGCGTCCAGCGCCCGGGCGCGCACCGCCCCGTTTCGATGCATCCTTATTCATGTTGTGTGATTTTTTGAAGCAAGGCAACGGAATCGCGGGCCGACTGAATCGCGCTTGTAAATCGTTCCGTGGCCGCTTCACCGTTCATATCGACCATGCGTGACCGTTGCGACTTTGCCATCCGCAGGATGTCGTCAAGAGCGGCTATCTGATCGTCATACGGCTGGCCGTCCCGTCGAACGGCTGATTCTTCGCCGTGTATGTAGGCTTTGAAAGCCTTCTTCATCAACGGCCGAAGTCTGTTGATATGCGCAACAGGCTCATGCAACATTCGCACGACCTCCAGCACGCACAATACATTTCCAATGATGGCAAAATAGTATCGGTTATCTATTTGCGATTCGGATAGACAGGCGATGCTCTGCTCGAACTCTGCACGGCGTGATTTGGGAAGTTTGTATACTCTGGCGATGAACCCGACCTCCCGATCGGTGCAGACGATGAAGTCGTCGGAAAAACGGGACGATCCCGAACGGCGACTTCTATCGATAATAAATGCGGGGTACTCTTTCATATTGAGCTATTTTGTAATTTCGCCACGAAGGCATTTGCCGCCTATGCAAACGACGGCGGATCCTTTACCGATGAACCGTTCGAGTTGCCGGCGCAGCTCATCGACATTAAGCGTCTTTTTCCCAATCTTAACCAGCCGGTCATCGGCCCTGTATGCATATACGCGCGACGAGAAGAAGATGTCCGTATTGATAAGCATATCACCTTTCGCGTTGGAGGCGTATTTACCGGCATCAGACAGTTTAATGGAGGAGATAGTTTCACCGGCTTCGGCTCGGTTCAGAAGCGAACGAATGGAAATAAATTGATTGTCGTCCATGTTTTCAAAATATTCGTTATTATGTGCCGTATTTTCAACAGCCTCTTCAGATTCGACCATAGCGATGAATTCAGCATCGGCTGTGTGCAGCTCATCGACTTTGTCCGTCGAAATCTTATTCGCCGCGAAAGCGATGCACCAACGCTGTTTTTCGGACAACGTGATAGCCTTGCCGACATTTATTGATTCGAGAACACGATTGCAGATGTCTACGACGAATCCTTCGCCATTCTTGGCGACGAGCTCGAGAACGATCATGGCTTCGTCCGAATATTCGAATTCGCCCATGCCGACGTAGTCGCCGTCTACCATGTTGAAGATGTTGATAGCCTTGCTCCTTTGACGCGATCGTAAGAATTGATAAAGTTTTTCATAGTTGCCGCTTATGGCCCGTCGGCCTTGTTTAGTTGTTTTGGTGTTGCAATATAAGCATTTAATCTGAATATGCAAAACATTTTTTCAAAAAAAATCTGAAAATTTTTCGTCAAACTATTGCACAATGTGCCGAGGGTTCGCTCCTTTGCATCGTAAGCCTGTGATGAAGCAGGCCACGGACAAGACAAGCGGCAATAACCGCGAATCTTAACGACGAAAGGACACGTTGTTGGTAGTAGGTTTCCTGGAAACGAGGGTCTGTGGCTATTCATCCGGCCGCAGACCCTTTTTCTATGGCAAAGAGAACGGAAGGATTCAATAAGACACTCGACAGCAAGCCCACCCGTAAAGTGGGCCGCCCTCGTGCATATACCCCCGAAGCCCTTGAAGCCAAGTTTGAAGAGTATGTCGAATGGGTGAAAGCGAACCCGCGATACAGCAACAGGGTATTGGCCGACGGCTCTGTTATTCCCGTACCTTACGAACGACCGCTGACACTTGTAGGATTCTGCGTGTTCGCGGAGATTGTAGAGAATACTTTCCGGGAATACGAAAAGCAGGATGAATTTTTGAGCGTGTGTGCGCGCGTGCGCGCGCGAATCGAATCCGATCAGTTGGAGGGGGCTATGTGTGAGCAGTACAACTCGACGATTGCGTCGCGTGTTCTGCATCTTGCCGACCGCCAGGACGTGACAACCAACGGCAAGGAGATAACGGCCGCAATACAGCCTATTTCCGTGGTCCTCGATCCCGAAGCTGCCAAGATCATCCAGTCCATCGGCAAAATGACAGTAAAGGAATGACGCCCGATCCCGTAACATACAGAGGCAAGACCTACAAAGTCAAAATGTACCTCTACCAGCTCTACGCCGGGAGCGGCGCCGTCGTCCGTATCTTCGACGAAGGAAGCTCCCGATCTGGAAAGACTTTCGACACGGCAGACTTTCTGTATGACATCTGCGCATCATCGTCCGTACCTCTTAAAATATACTGTTATCGGGCCACGCTTCAAGATTGCAAGGAAAAGACGCTGGACGACTTCCGCAAGAAGCTGCAATTGCGCGGCGTATACGATTCCGATTGTATGCGTGGCGAAAACATTCTCCCTGAATATCGCATCAAGGATAGCGTGATTCGTTTCCGGGGTCTCGACAAAATGGATGTCAAAGAGGGCCACGACTGCGACATCGTATATTTCAACGAGATGCTCGACGGTGTAAGCCGTGCGCAATTCGACAATATCACCATGCGTTGCACGCGGATGGTCGTCGGTGACTGGAACCCGAAATACACGGAGCATTGGGCGTTCCATATGGAGGGCGCTCCGGATACTATTTTCACGCACACGACGTACAAGGATAATCCCTTCTGCCCGGCGGGGGTTCGCCGCACAATCGAGGGATACGAACCTACGCCCGAGAATATTGCCGCAGGAACAGCTGACGAATGGCGTTGGAAAGTGTACGGTCTCGGAGTGCGCGCCGCGCAGGAGGGGCTGATATTCCCAGACATCGACTGGATCGACGAATTCCCCGAAGACATCGAACGCGTTGTATTGGGCCTCGACTTCGGATTCACAGCAGACCCCACGGCCTGCGTACGTGTCGGATTCCGAATCCCGAACCATCTTTATTTGCAGGAGCTGATATATCAGCCTATCGCCGACGCTTCGAAATTGTATGCAGCGCTTTCGCCGCACTTCACAAACGGAGTATCACGATGCTATGCAGATAGCGCCGACAAATATGCCAAATCCCCCGAAAGCATGATAACCGCAATGCGCATTAAAGGGCTTACGGTCATCCCCGTGCGGAAATACCCGGGGTCTGTCATGGACGGCATCACGGCCATGAAAGGATGCAAGATACATTGCGTGCGTTCGCGCAACATGCAGATAGAAGCAAACTCGTACGTGTGGGAGACGGTGAACGGCATCGCCATAAACTACCCGCACGACGAATTCAACCATCTATGGGACGCTGCCAGATATGCCGTTCAGTCTGAATTCAAGAACCTTATTCAAATAGCTGCATAATGAATCTATTCGGCTACGAAATACGCAGGAAAAGCAATAATACAGCCTCAAATTTGCCGGCATCGACATTGAGCTACATCGGCGTACCTCCGGTATTTCAGGGATCAACTGAAACCGTGGGGACGATCGACACCAGGGGCAAAGCGGGACAAGCCAAAGCATACGCACTTTGCTCGCCGCTGATGTCTGTAATCTCGAAGAAATGCGCGGCAATTAAGAATCTACGTCTTGCAGCCACCACGGAAGACGGTGAAGATATCGAACGACCGGACGCCGTGCGGACTATATCTCGCCCTAATAGCGTGCAAGGCATCGCGGACTTCGTGGCATACATCGAGGTCATGACGCAGATTTTCGGCAAAGCCTATATCGTACGCATGGAATCAGTGGGATTCCCGGGAGCTTTCGAGCTGTTCGTCGCCCCCAATCTTTGCGTCACGGAGAATGCCGCAATATCTCCGGCGTTATCGTTCATTCCCGATGCGGATATCGTGGATTACACGGTGACCATTTGCGGGTCTTCGATGAAGATAGCCAAAGAAGATATGTTCATCGTGAGGGATGCCTCTTATGATCTCAATGCTTGCGGCGGCAACATCTCCCGAATGGTATCATTACAAAAGCCGGTGAATACTTTCGTGGCATCCTACGAATCGGTGCACGAACTGATGGTCAACCGCGGTATGCTGGCTATTATCTCGCTGACATCCGGAAGCGGCGATATTATTCGAGATGCTCGGCTGCCGGAAACAGAGTCGGAGAAGAAAAACATACAACAGGCATTCAGAAAGTACGGCATCCAGTCCGATCAATTCAAATACGCGATCACGTCCATGAATGCTGCCGTAAGTCCGGTATCGTCAACGATTACCGATCTGGGACTGACCGACGTACAGAAAGCCTGCAAGAAAGAAATTGCGGACATCTACCAAGTGCCGAGCGTGCTGCTCGACGTAGAGGGTTCAACGTACGCCAACGCCAAAGAAGCGAAAACGATATTATATAACGACGCGATAATCCCCGAGGCAAATAATATATTCTCCGTGCTCAACAGGATATATGGCTTTGAGGATTTCAAGGTGATGCCCTACTACGATCATCTTGAACTCTTCCAAGAGTCTAAGCGCGAACAGGCGGCGGGCATGACCAATCTCGTAAATGCCTTGAATAACGCCGTGTCCGGAGGTCTGATGACTACGGAGCAGGCTAAAACAGAACTTTTGAAATATATCGTATAACATGAACTTATCTCAGCAAATAGAAGCGCGCCGGGCGGCAATGGGCAACACTTGCCGCAAAGAGTTCGCCGTGACAAAAGCGGACATTGCGAACGAGGACGAGCATATTATCCTCGTGAAGTTCGCCAATTTCGGCAACAAGGACAGCGCGGGCGATATTCTTATCAAAGGATGCTTCGCCAAGTCCATTAACGACAGGGGCCCGGGATCGGCCACAAACCGCAAAATCGCGTTCGTATGGCAACATGATTTCGCCGACCCTATCGGCCGGATACTGTCTATCGAAGAGCGTGAAGACGGTGCATATGCAGAAGTTAAGCTGAGCAACTTCGACGCGGTGCCGAATGCAAAGCGCGCGTGGTTCCAGCTCAAAGACGGCGATATTAATCAGTTCTCGTTCGGATTCAACTACGTATGGGACAAAATGGAATATGACGAAGCCCTCGACGCGTTCATCGTTAAGGAAGTCGTGTTGCATGAAATATCCGTCGTTACTGCCGGAGCCAACGAGGAAACGGCATTCGTCGGTGCTGTGAAGAGTTTACCGGACGCCATCAAGGTTATGAGCGATGCTCTCAATGCGGCGTCATTGGAGGAGAAAATGAAGATCAAAAAGCAAATCATCGAGACATTGAACGCAGCCGAGCCGGGGAAACCACTCACTGAAAATATGTTCGGGAAAATAGGTTCACATATCAATTAACCAAAAAAACACAAAGAAGAATGGAGATTAAATCATTTGTGCTTCCCGCTGGCGTAGAGTTCAGCGAGGATGAGAAAAAAGGCCTGAACGCGCTCGGAGATTATATCAAAGGGCAGTTCGAGGAGATGGTCGCAGGCATCAAGTCACAGAACGAGATCGTCGAGGCTGTCAAGGAGGAGTTCGGGAAACTCGGGCTGTCGCCGGCGAAGATCGAAAAACTGGAGGGCGCGCTTAAAGCCCAAGGCGTCGAGATCGCCACGATGAAGAAAGGCGCTCCCAAGCAGGAGGGACACAAAACGCTGGTCGCCGCTATGGAAGAGGTGCTGAAATCGGAAGAGTTCGCCGCCGCATATAAGGATATGCGGAACGGACGAGGCAGAGTATCGACGGGTGAGTTCGCGCTCAAACTCGACACGTCGGCCGTGACGAACGAAGACCCCAACCGCACCGTGCTGACGACGAAGATTTACGCAGACGCCAGCCCCCGCAATGCGTTCGTGCAACTCTTCACGCGCATCAATGTGCCCGACGACAAGAACCGCATCATGTACAACGATGCTTCCTACACCGACGGCACCGGGTATGCAGAGGAGATGACAAAGCACACCAATACCGACACCGCCACGCTTACGGGCAAATACCGTGAGCTGGCAAAACTCGGTTCCGTGCTTCCTTTCTCGGCTGAGAGCGCCGAAGATTTCGGGTACTTCCTGGCATGGGCGCAGACGAAGGCCCAGCAGGGGATCGCAGCCAAACTCGATTCTCTGCTGTGGGACGGTGACGGCGTGGATGCCTCCAAGCCCAAACACATCTACGGACTGAAAACATCCGGCGTTACGGCATTCAATGCAACGACGGCGGGTGTGGCAACCAGCGTGTCGGCGCCGAACATCGCCGACCTGATCCTCGCCATGAAAACGCAGGCAAAGGTCGGGACCAACGATTCGATGGCTCCGAATTACGTGCTGATGAACTATGCCACCGAATTCAAGATGCGCACGCTGAAGAACACCCTCGGCGACTACATCACGGTGCTGCCCAATGGGGCCTTGTCGGTGCATGGCATGACGATTATCCCGACCCCGAAACTCTCGGCCTCGGAGCTCGTCGTGCTCGATTCCACGACGCTCCAGCTGCACGACAAGCGCAATATCACTATGGAGATCGAGCGCGTCCCGGAGACGGATTCGTATCGTCTGTGGCTGTGGTATCGCGGGCAAGCCCTCGTTACACGGCCGGATATGAAAGCGAATATCTATGTCGCCGACATCAACACCGCTCTGGCCGCCATCGAGAAAGCAACAGCAGGACCGACCGAGTAACCCATGAAAGCGAAAGATGAAGCAGCTATGACACGCGCCCCCGTTAGGCGCGGTCGTCGCGCCCTTAAAGCCAACGTCCTGCGCGTCGAAGTCATTAGAGCGCACGACGGGATCAACAAGGGCGAAATACTCATCAAATCGCGGGCAACTGCGGAAATGATGATCGCCAAAGGGTTCTATAAAAAGGCCCTGGAGGAGTAACCGGATAGGGGCGGCAACACGCCGCCCCTTCTTCAAACAAAATAACATGATCTTAGACGAGCGATATTTTACCTATCCCGAGACATATATTGCGGGGATAGAGAGCAAGAGCGACGGTAAACCCGCCGGACCTGCCCCCAAAATCATAAGCGACATCCAGGCATATATCGCCAAATACGAACCTCGGTTTCTGCGAATGCTTCTGGGGTCGGATGTAGCCGACAATATTGAGGATTACCCGGTCATTGTGGCGCTGCTGGCTCAACCGGACAAGGGGACATCCGTAATTGCCAAGTATATCTATTTCTACTACTCGCGCGACCATATGACATTCAACACCGTTGCCGGGGAAAAGTTGAAGAACACCGAAAGCAGCACCCGAACATCTCCGACACATCGGCTCGTCCGCGTGTGGAACGATATGGTGGACGAATGCCGAGAGATCATCCGCATCGTTGACGATGTTAAGCTATCCCCAGACTTTTACGCAGAAATATTCGAACCAATCAATATTTACAACCTATGAAGATAACCCCCAAAGATACGGTTAGTGATGTTGTGATGCGCAACCGTGCATTATTCAGCATGGGTACCGAACGTATCGTAAAAGCCATACAAGGCCTTCCGGAGCCGGAGTTCGTGCCTATGAAACGCCGAATGTGGTTCGACAAACGGCTGCCCGTGCGTGACATTGCCGACATCACTATGGGCGAACTGAACGCCATAGAAGCCCGGAAACCGTCGTACGAATATTTTTGCATCGTGCTCGGTGTGATGCTCGGGCTCACGAAATTCAACCGCATAGGCGTTGACGGTAATCCGGACTGGAACGCGGAGTTCAGCATAGACGAGGAGCAAATCGGACGCCTCCGGTTCATCCGTGCCCAGCGCTATTTCATTGCCATACAGAAAGGGTTGGAAGGTATCGGCAAATCGTGGGAAAAGCTGGAAATGCCCCTCACGGCCGCCGAGATGAAAGCGCGTGTCAAGCGACCCAATCGCGGTCTTGTTGCCGTCTGCCGCAAATACTGCCAGATCATGAACGGCGCCGTAGATATGAATAAAGCATGGAATACGCCGTGGGCGACAGTATACGAAGCATTCGAAGCCTGCAAGTGCGACAACATGGAACAGCGAGCCATCTATGAAGCGAACAAATCTAACGGGAGACGGAGACGATGAAAAAAAGCATTAACGAGATATTCAGAGAGTGTGCCAAGGCGGACGGGATGTGCACCTGCATGTACGCACGAATTGCCGAAGCGAACTACTTGATGGACGATGTCAAGCAGTATCCCGTATTGCTTCGCCAGTTCAACGAAACGATTTCAGAAACGAAATTGTCGGTCACTCGGCGCCGCACAACTACGCTCTACTTCTGCGATGCGCTCGGAAAAGCGGAGCCGGATACGGAGACCGAGGTGCAGCCTATTGTCGAAAAAATGGAAGAACGGGCATTCGCATTTATCAATCGGCTACGGTCAATGGGCCTCGAAGTAGAACTCGTATCCAATGCAACGCCTTTCTACGGAAAATTCGATGCATTGGTGGCGGGAGTGACATTAAGTGCCACTATAACATACAATATATGCTAATATGCCAACTATCAGGCAAATAGAGGAAATATTTAGCCCCGAGCGGATCATCGCCATCTGTGAAGACGAGTTCGGTCCGCTGGCCGAGCAGATCGCCTTCAATATAATGACCAAGAGAACCAACAGCGGCGCCGATGTCAACGCCCTGAACGTTCCGGAGGAGACGACCGGCGCAACAGCTGAAAGCCTTAAAACCATCCATGAAGCTACAAATGGTGGACTTACGGTCTCATTTGTCGGGCGCAAAGGCATCAAGAATATCGACGAAGGAAGTTCCCCACAGGATGTGCAAGAGGAGTTCGGCAGCTTCGAGGCATTCCGGAACGCGATAGAGCGGTGGGCGCGGGTTAAAGAATCGAGATGGAACCTTGACCCAAGATCGATAAACGCATATGGCGTCGCTTCAAGCGTCTGGGATCACGGAAGCGTGCTTTATCAAGAGGGCGGAGGAACGGAGATAATGAAAGACTTACTGCCCGAAGTTGTCGATAGAATCAGCAAAAAAATAACAGAGGAACTCGATACATCCATTTATCAACTATTAGATGCGACGATAGAATTATGATATTGCACACAAATGACGTATTCAAGGTAACCCGCCCAGAGGATATCTTCGAGACCCGGGGCCGTTTTGCGTATTTTCGGGTTGAACTGCTCTCCCAAAAGGGGAATATAGACGTGTCCCTTAAATTGATAGGAGGGTCCGATTGGACATTCACTCGGTCTATCACTTTGACACGCAAAACTAACGACAAAGGTGTGGCGGTATTCCCTGTTGGGCAAATATGCGAAAGTCTGATAAAAGGGACCAAATCAAATTTAATCACCTATGTAATTGCCGCCTCCGAATATGACCATGTTGGACCGGCTCTTTACGCAGTCCCCGGATTTGCAGACCGGGAGATTCTCCCCGGATGGGGAGATGGGGAAAATATTTCACAATTCTATCCCGCTGCCCCCTGCATTGTGGTCTATCCGCACGCAGGATTCGAGCAGTCGCTATTTTTCCCGAAACAAACGGGCGAGCTTTTCGTGCTTACGCCCTCCTCGACAACAACAGAGAAATACATCGGAAATTCGACATTTTCTCCCATCATCCCGTTTGATCCGGCAAAAATCCCATCTGAAGACCTTGGCAAGCCGCTTGCTGTGGGAGCCACCCCGACAGACTATAATGCGGAGATACGAACTTACTACGATTATTGCACCAAGGGGATATTTTTGAAATGGACGGATGCTGCCGGTATCCCCTATTTATACCGATGGACGCCGGAATCCCAAACCGACGAAATGTCTGTGGAATCTACTTATCATCAACTCGACGATACGCTGACACCTCGCGACGTGCAGAACAAGACGCTGGCCAAACGCTATACCTTGCATAGTCGCATTGTTGAAAGGGATGTTTTCAACTTGTGCCGCACGATCCTCGGATGCCAGGATTTGTTTATGTACGACCCGGATGCGGGCAATTGGGTGCGTTTCATGGTTGAAGATTCGGAATCCGAAGACACGGGCGCGCCGATGCAAGATTTGGTCGTTGAAATAGTAAGATACGAATATCTATGACAACCTACGAACTATACATCAACGATATTCTGTGCGACCTTTCGAGCGACGAGGTCGTAACCCTGCTCTATCAAAGTCCGATATTTTCGAACCTCGACAGCATCCAGTCGAACCGTTCCTACAATATTGCGCTGCCGCCTACGCCTGCCAATATGCGGGCTATAGGTCAGGCCGCCCGCCCGGATGTGGATGCTGACGCTCCGTATGTACGACTTCCGGCGATGTTGTATCAGGACGGGGTGCCACTGTTCACGCAGGGGTTCGCCGTGGCAACGGATATTGCGGATACGATCAATGTAACACTTACGTGGGGCAACGTGGATAACTTTCAGCCTCTGTTTGACGCGAACCTGCGGGATTTGGGGCCGCAACTGGAGGCGGCAGGGGAGAACATTGTCGCTTGGAATAAGAATACGGCGATCTTGGAAGGTAGCGCAACCGGTGAATATCCCGGCGTTGCTTTCTGGGGCGTGGATTTCGGGATGGGGATATCCGATCCTAAATACCTGCATCCCTCAGTACTGGTGTCGTCGATACTGTCTGCTATCGAGCGGCAGAATGGGGTTACCATCGACGGCAAGGAACGGTTGGCTTATAGTAAAAATCTTGGGCCTATTATTCCGCTCACTCGCAAAAAGGTAGGGCCCAAAGCAAATGGGTATTCCAATTATTGCGATATATCAATGTCGGCCAGCGATATATTGCCCAAAGAGCCGTGGGTAAATACTCGTGGGATATTCTCTACATCCGAGCCGAGAATAAAACTTAATGATTCAGGGACATCATATATTACACTATATCATCCTAATAGCCCGACGGGAGATTTTTTGCTCCCGCACAACGATGCGAACGATATTTCATCGTTGAAGATATCAATTTATTGTGATGGCGTATTTCTGGGAGAGGGCGAGAGTTATGAAAAAACCAAAACCTCGGATACGATGTGGATGTTCAAATTCCACAAAATATCGGTACAAACCGACACGCAAGGGGTTGTAACAGTAAAAATAAGCAAACCTATCTCCGGGTCGATGGTTCCGTTGCCTAATCCTATAATCTCAATTCACAATTCAGATTGGGATATATATTTCCCGGGATTCTTCCCTGTTGCGCCTAATCTTCCCGACATCTCCCAGGGCGATTTTATCCTCGCCCTGATGTCCATGAACGGCCTATTCGCCTATGCGGACAAGAATAGCCCGAACACGATCAAGCTGATAAGCATCGACGATATAATTGCCAATGTCCAGAACAACGACATCATCGACTGGAGCGACCGGGTTATCCTGAATGACCTGCACCGAGTCGATATGCCAGACGCCTCGATGTTCACCATCGACGACCTCGCGCAAAGCAACATCCTCGACTACGACAACGACGACGATGTAAAGGCTGACACGCACGGCACCATCACGATCTGCAACGAAAACATCGAGAAAGAAACGGAGTTGGTGTCGCTGCCTTTCTCGGCGTCGGAGAATGCAACGACGGACGGGGTAAATTGCGCCGTTGTGCCGATCTATGAGGATAACGGAAAAGGCGGCGCCAATTATTCGGAGTGCTCGCCACGGATATTATCGGGACGGGGAGCGTTTATGTCGGGCATTGCCCGATGTATTGGCGTATTCGATCCGTGGATGAAGTTCGGCGGCGAGGAAGGTATCGTAAAGACCCGATATTCGTCCTATCAGAAAGTCGTTGACCGCCTGCGAATCATCACCATTCGGGCAAAACTCACGGCTCTCGATCTCTACAACCTCGACTACACGAAGCCGGTGTATATAGCCCAATTCGGGCAGATATTCGCCATATATTCGGTAGAAACAGGCGAAAACGACATCTGCGACTGCCAACTGCTGAAACTGAAAGTGGACGGAGTGGTGGCAGCAACGTATTATCTGCGCTTGGACGGCAAGAATGAAGACAGCCAATGGGTTGCAGAAGCGGACGGCATTAACGGCACAGCGTATGCCATAACATCGAACGGAACGCCATATATCGTCGATTACGATTCCCGCCTTTATGTCGATCTGTACGAGGAGGACGGCGATCTGTATCTGTCTATCTCCGCTCCCGAAAACACGGGAACCGAGGAAATTAATTACAACCCTGTCATTCTGGGAATTCAGGAGAACGACGCCGTGCGCCGGCAGGTGGCAGTATCCCAGAAAGCAAAGTCGGCTTAATTTATTAACCATTTAACCCATATGAAGAAATATGGCACAGGACACTATCGACAAGATTATTAATATCCAGTTCAGATACTCGGATTTAATTAAAGGGTGGGAGGCCGCCTCGACAGCTATTGACACAGCAAAAGCCAAACTGCAAAAGTTCAAGGAAGCAGGAGATTCCGAGGGTGTTGCCAAGCAAGCGCAGATTATCAAAGCGTTGCGTACCGAGATGTCGGCCTATACCCGAGAGATTCAAGCCAATATCCGCGAAGAGGTTAAACTGAATGGCAGCGTCGAAAATTTACGAGCCGGTATTCAGAAATTAACAGCTCAATACAATAAATTGGGCCGAGAGGAACGGAACAATGCGAAAATCGGAGGAGAATTAAGCGCAAAAATCCGGGAGATGCAAACCGAATTAAATGAGGCTAACGCATCGTTGCTAAACTTTCGAGATAATGTCGGTAACTATGCGAGTGCAGCAAAAGGTTTTACTCCGCTTGCATTCCAAGTACAGCAACTCGCCCGGGAATTTCCGTCGCTCACGATATCCGCCCAGCAGTTTTTTCTGGCGATTTCCAACAACCTGCCGATGCTTGCCGATGAACTGACCCGGGCAAGGATGGCCAACGAAGCGTTGCGAGCCGAGGGGAAAGCGACTATCCCGGTGTTCCGGCAGGTTATTTCGTCCATCTTTTCCTGGCAGACGGCTTTGGTTGTGGGCATTACCCTGCTGACGGCCTACGGGAAAGAGATCGGGGCGTGGGTAAAGGGATTGTTTAGCGCAGGTAATGCGTTGTCGGATGTTGCTCAATATACGCAAGACCTCAACCGGGCCATTGAAAACAGCCGATCAGAGTTGAAGCGGGAGTTTGACGCCCTCCGTGAGGCAAAAAAGGGTACAGCCGAATATGCCGCCGCCCGCAAAGTCATAGAGGATAAATACGGGGACTATCTTTCCAACCAAAAGGAGGAGATACGGAATTTGGAGGACCAAAAGGCGGCTTATGATGCCCTTGCAGGCAGTATTACGGCGGCCGCTATTGCTAAGGGTTTGGAGGAATCCAATGCCAATGCCGCCGAAGAATACGGTAAAACGATGGACAAAGCCTTCGAAGGCGTGCAGGATAAGTTTATTAAAAAATTCGGCCGGGAGGCCGGGATCGCTTATTTTACCGAGTTTCGTGCCGGGTTAAATAGTGAAATTCCGGAATTGAAAGAGCGTGCGCAGGAAATATACCGGATGTTCAATGAGAACACTACAAAAACTCGGACGACTATGGCCGGGAACCGTCCGGTCGTGAGTGAATATGTAGAGGTTTCCAATGAACTGGAAAGCACGCTGAATAAAGTGCGAGATGCTACGGATCGGTATAACGAAGCCCTTTCTGCAAACAAAATAGCGATGAAAACATTGATGGATATGTACAAGATCAGTACAGATGACATCAATGGGCAAGGGGAGGCCATCAAGGATTTAATCAAGCGAAAGGAACAAGAACTTGCCGATATAAACAAGGAGATCGCAACCACGGAGGACGAAATCATTTCACGGAATAAAAGGGCCGAAGCTGTTGAGAATGAGATCAAACGCTTAAAAGAACTTGGACGAACGAATGAGAAGGCGCAAGAGGCTGCTAATAAAATAGCACGACAAGCCGCCAGGACACAGCTCGATTTAGAGAAGCAATTATCAAAATCCATTCTTGAACTTAGACAAGCGAGCCTTGAAAAAGACCTGGAACTTTCCCGGCTTCGCTTTTCGTGGGAACGCCAAGAGCTGGAAAACAAACTCAAATACGACAAAACGCTGACTGCGGAATCCCGGGAGGCTATAAACCAGCTGATCCTGAATATGGAGGAACGCAGGTATAAGGAGGAATCCGAAATCCGCCAGCGTTGGAGCGATAAGGAGTTCGAGGAAGAAGCCCGCAATGCGGAGAACAGGATCAAGATGCGGATCAAAGTCCAGGAAGAGATGGACAAACTATCTCTTGCGCAAGTAAAAAACAGGAACTATGCAGGATTGATCGGGGACGACAAGGATGCACGGATTAAAGCGCAGCAGGCCGTTGCAAATGAAGAATTGCGTATTGCTCAAAGTAAATATGACGCTATTTCACAAATGGATGAGGAGCAATGGAGTGCGCAATACGGTTCTATTCAAGCCTATGAGATGGCCCGACTGGATGCAGAAAACAATGTGCAAGATGCAATTAAGAAAACGACCGACCTGTCTATCGCCTCGCAAAATCAGGCAATAAAAGTGCAACTGGACGAACTGGCGGCCGCCTCCTCGTTAGTTGGGAGTCTAAGAGGTTTATTCGGGGCGTTGGGCGATGATCTTGAGGCATTCGCCATTGCAGAGCAGGCATTGGCCGTGACGCAAATCATCATCGACGCTCAAAAAGCAACAATGGAAGCGATGGTTGCATCATTCCAACTCGGACCTATTGCGGGACCTATATGGTTTGCAACACAGAAAGGAATTATAACAGCGCAGGCGGCGATCGCATCGGCGACAACGCTCGCACAAGCCATCCCTTCGTTCTTCTCGGAAGGCGGCCTTGTCACGGGCCCGGGCACCGGAACTTCGGACAGCATCCCCGCAATGTTATCCAACGGCGAAGCTGTGATGACCGCCCAGGCTGTCAACGACTGGGGCGCAATGCTCTCGGCCATGAACGTGGCAAGCGGCGGAAACGCCATCCAAGTATCGAATCTTCCCCAGCGCAACGACGGAATGAAGGGGATGGAGCGCATGATGGAACGGGCCCTGATGAATATGCCGGCGCCCATTGTTTCGGTGGTTGACATCAACAAAGGGCAGAAGCGGGTCAAGGTTCAAAACAGCCTCGGAAAATTGGGGCGAAAAAAATACAAATAATTATTGCACAACGTGCCGAAGGTTTACACCTTTGTCGCGAACGCTTATGAAGATATAAGCCGCGGAATCATGTACGAAATAACACCTACATATCACCACCCTGTAGTGGCCGAATCTGCCATAAGCGCGAGTGCTTTGTCTAACTTAACACATCAAACTAATGGCAGTACAGGCATGTACCACTACGCTCGGGCGAGACATTCTCAATGATTGCAACGAGCCCCACGCAAAAGGCGTGGAAAAGTTTTTCTATTTCATCTCCCGGGATGCTATC